TCTTCCTCAAGCGAATCAAGCAGCCCACGTTTATTTTCAGGATCTTGCATTTTTGCAAGCTGCCCTTGCAATTCGACTAGCTTTGTTTGCGCAGCAATAAGCTCTTCGCTTTCTTTCTTTATTTTTTCAGTGTTATCGACAAAATCGAATTCTTGTCTAGAAGGAACTCCTGCAAGACCACCAAAGCCAGATGAAGGCGTAAGTGTTAGACTGTCCTGAGATTGCTTTAACTTTTCAACTTCTTTTCTTTGCTTTTCAATTGCAGACGTTTGATCTTCTATTGACTTTGTTTGCTTTTCAATCTCAATTACAAGCGCAGCCTCAACTATTTTCTTTTGCTCATCATTGAATGATTTTAGCTCTTGAACAAGCTTCATAACCCTGTCACGAACATCTTCGGCAGCTTCACCAGTATTCGTGAACCCAGATAAAAGAGCGCCACCAACAACACCTGCTATGGCGACAAACATACCCAAAAGAGGATTGAATGCGCTAGCTAGCTGTGAACCCTGCTGGCTGAAAACAACAGCCGCACTTGTTCCCATTTGAAGCTGAACAATGGCATCCTGCATCTGCCACCCAAAGTTTTGCATTACTCCGCGTGATTGGTTTTGTGCTGCCCTAGCTGATTTTTCGACATCATCCTGAATTTTTCTTGCGGCGCGCTCAGCCTCTTTGGCCGACTCCCTAAACGCAGCCCCCTTTCTTGCCTCAGCCTGCTCAACAACTTTTGCTGATGATTGCGCACTATCGGCCAGCTTCTGTCCTGCTATCGCTGCCTTATTGAGATCTGCTGTACCAGCCTTTACCGAACTGGTGTCCATCTCGATTCCGATAGTAGCGATATCAATAGCCATTTATTTGCTGCTCTCTCTGAATACTTTTAACGCTAATCCATCGAGCGATTTGATAATGTTTAATTCAAATTCACTGATACGATAACCGGTCAAACTGAAGTAGGAATTTATTTCTGTGTAACTAATTGGCAGTGCGCTAAATCCGTTATTGCCGCGTGAGTAGTGGAGCGCTTTAAAGTCATTCCACATGTCTATGAAAATATCCGGCAATTCTGTTTTGATTAGGTCAGCGTCTGTTTTACCTGCCGCCCTTAGTGTTTCCCTGCGAGTGAACCCGTCTTTTAGAACAACGCCGAGCTTTAAATATTCCTCGGCGTGTTCGTATAGATTGATTAACTCGCTTTCGTAAAATTTCTCAGGTCGTTCGAGAATTCAATGATTTGAGTAATCCAGTGAGGATTTTTCTTTATCGCGGCCTTTAGCAAATCCTTAGAAAATTCCTGTTGAACATTTTTCCAGCCGACAACACGAATCAATGCAGATTCGATATTGCTTTCATGTATTTCCTCAAGAGTCTTTTGCTTAACCTCTTTTCCTGTTTTTCTAGCTAGCATTTCCTCTTGCATACGCTGGTTAAATGCTTTGTTTGCATGCTTAGCTACCACATCGGCTTGCGCACCAAGAACCAAGAATGCAACATTGTGTTGAATTATCTTTTCGTCTTCGTCAATCTCTTCTGACGCAACAATAGGTAGTCCATCAATATCCAATACATCCATTTCTGCCGCGTGCGCGCATCGTTCAACTGAGTTAATTTTGCTGATATCAAAAGTCATAATCGTAGTCTCTTTGCGGGAAAGTTAATTGCCCTTGCTCCCCCGCTGCTTCCCGCAAAGAAAGCAGGTGCAGGGGAGTAGGTGCGAGTTTAGGTTACAGCGTGGTATCGCTGATAGCCAAAGTGGTATTGAGAGTGCCGGGATCGGTTCCGGTATACTCAAGCATATCAAAGTTGAGCGTGATGATTGTGGTGGTTTCACCGTCATCATAGCTCGCGTCATTGATTTTCAAGCGTGGAGCAAACAGGCCAATTGCCTCGCCATCCTGAGCAGTCAAAACGGCGATAAATTCGATCTCTTGCTCATTAACAAACTTGACCATCAGGTCTTCATTGTCCATAACGAAAGTGGCTGAACCGCTCGCCAGAACCTTGCCGCGAGAGCGGGCACCCTTGCCTTCACACAAAACCATATCGGTCATGGTGGCGTTGTTGTTGACGTTAATGGTCATGCTGGTCATGCGGCAAGATTTTGAACCGTCAAGGATAGCAATACCGGAAGCCGCTGACATTGTGCCTTCGCCAGGTACAGCGGTTGGGCTGGAAAAGTAGCGGGTGTCGCTTGGGGTTTCAAAGTCCTTGCCCATGAAGTCAAAGGTAACGCCAACCATACTATTGGGCGACAAGCTGATCGAGAAAGTATTCAGCACCAAGCCCAACGTAATAACGCTCACGCTCGCATCGGCCATCCATTCTTCAGCGGTGAAGCTGTCAAAGGTGTGACCGGTTTGCGGGGTATATGTCCACTCGCCAGCTTGTGCAATGGTAATGGTATCGCCGGATGACTGAGCAACCCACGCATTGCCATTCAACAGCAGCGCATCAAGAGTTAGCGCATCAACATCGATAACTACGGCGCGGCCTGAGTTTAAAGGCTCATCTGGGTTTGTTACATCAATGATCATGCCCTTTTTGAAGCCATCAGTAATGAAACTACCAGCAGCGCGGGTAAATGCAGGGATGCCGGTGCCAACGGTGATATTGGTCAATGCTCCGGTTGTGATTGATGTGGTGCCAAAGTCGCGGCGCAGACCAGCGGCAAACAATTCTTTGTAAGCCCCGCACATTAGCTCGGACGACAAATTGCCAACCGCACTATGGGTTCCATGACGAGAGTCGCGCATCTGCTGCGATGGATTCATCAAAGCCGATTGATAGGATGGAATTGAAGGGCGGAATGTACCAGTAACGCGGGGCATTAATTGGCCGCCAGTGTTAGCAGGTTTCAATCCCCAAGTGACTTCTTTCTTGAGCGTGATTAACTTATTAATACCGTCAGCCATGATGCTATCCTCAAATTAGCCGAAAACATCGGCTTGCCAGTTAATTGATACAACGATTTTAAATACAGCGCCATCAGCGCCTAAAACTTTTTTGGCTGGAGTTCGGATCACTTGCACCCATTGCCCGCCGCTTACTAATTTGGTTGAGCGCTTAAAGTGCTCGATGATTAAATTTGCCCTTGCTTCTGCTGGTGCAGCGCCTTTATCGATTGGGTAATTTAATGTGATCTGAAAAATACCTTGTTCGATTCTTCGGTCGCAGCCCATGTATCTGTTGTCGGGTGCTGCCATCAATAAATTTACGCGCTGGTATGGCGTACCGTTTACCGGTGTGAATGCCACATTTTCCCATGCGGTCGATAGCGCTGGCGTCATTGCGTTAAGGTGCGTTTCAAGTGCTGCGCGAATCTTATCGGTCATTTCAGTTTTGCCGCCTGCTCTCTAACGTACTGCTCAAATTCCATCGCGGTTATTCGCACCATTCCAGCGGGCGCTTGGCTAGACCACCCTTCATATTCAAGGCGCTGTGCGTATGGTAGCGAGTTGGTAATAAAAACCTTATCGCCCATTTGGTAGCCTTCAATCTTGCCCTGTGCGCGTGCCAATGCAGCCTCGCCGGTCTTGTCTATATCTTCGGTGGTGCTTGCGTCAATAGAACCTATGGATAGATTCCAATTCGCTCTAAATCTTCCGCCTGTGTATCCGGGCGGTGCCGGTAGTGATGATTCTGCCCACAATGTTGGATCACCAACAGGGCTTTTTTCCTCTACCGCATTCATCACTTCAAATGCTGATTTTTTTACAACCAGCTCGGCCTTGTCGCCCGCCGCCTTGAGCATCTTTGCAAAATCAATCGCGAATCTTTGCGGGTTGCTCACGGCTAAACCCTCAATATGCCTTTGTACAAAACCGATAATCCAGACACTTTAATCTTCATGGCCGATTGCACGTTGTAGGTAACGCTATCAACGGTTAACCGGTCATTCACTGCCGGTGCTGTAACGCCCACAACGCTCATAATAAATCGGCTATCAGTGCGCAGGACGGTCGTGTCTTTCATGTCTTCGGCATCAACAGCGGAAACGTAAATCTTGCACGCCTGAGTTGCTGTAGTTTCTGCATTGGTGCCGGTTGCCGGATCATAAGCGCTGCCAGTCACGCGAATAAGCGAACCAACCTCGCCGTATTTCTTTAGCAGGCGGTCAGCTACGTTAATGGCAGAATTGGATAGCGCCATTACTTAACCACCCGATGATAACCACTACCGCCAAACACATACTTTTGCAGCAGCTTATCAATCGCAGGGAATCTCTTTTGCCCATTGTTCGAGTATTCGGAGTATTTAACCGTAATAACGTCAACCGTTTCCTCAGTCACATTACCAGGCTCAATATCAGCCGTTAAATCCTCAGTGACAGCCCGTAATGCAGTCTCAAACTGTGCGCGCTTGATTGCTGTAGGAATGGTTGCACTATCTACCGAAAATCCATCAACAACAACGCCAGTACGCGGCCACTGTAAAGCTTGAGTTGACGTAACAACTGAGCCAATAAACGCATAGCTTGAATCAATGAACTGTGTTGCACGGCGTAATGCAGGCTCCTTTACCGAATCATCCAAGTCAGCCCAGTCAGCATTACCAAAGGCAGCATGATAAGTATCAGCCTCGGCAATCGTGCCATAGCTATCAGAATTAGCGCCGCCTACTGTTACGTCGAGAGCCATTAAACTTTAACCCTGCGGCAAATGTTTACATTGAAAGGAACAGAGGCGCTGGTAAATGTGATTTTACCAAGCGCAAAGCTTTCGATTTTTCTTTTACCGCCAGCAATAGCGAAAGTGCCATCAGTTAACGCAACGGCGGCACTATTACCAAATGGCCCAGTGCCGGTCATTGTTACTGTTGCCGCATTGCCAACAACCTCAACATCAAAATCAGCAATATCAAAGACAAGCATTGACTCAACTGCCGCCCCCATAAGTCTTAGATCAACTTCGTAAGGACTGGCTGAAGCCGTGTATTGCTTGGAGTGAGTACGATTGTTCATCACTTGCCCCTAACGAATGTTTGCCCTTTTACTTTGGCAGCTTGATAGTTGATTTGCTCATTAATCATTTGCTGCTCGCGCAACATATCAAGATTGGATTTTGGCTTTTGCTCGGCCTTTTCAGCCTTACCATCACCTACACCAAGAGCGGAAAGCGCAGCAGCGGCTTCATCCGCATATTTCTTTTCTTTAGCCTCAGCCTCTTCCTGCTCAGCTTTTAACTTGTCAGCAGCGGCTTCATCGATTTTTTTCTGTTCGGCTTCTGTAACTTGCTTTGACATAAATCCCCCAAAAGTAAGGGCGACAATGAAGTCGCCCTATCAATTAACCGTTAGTAACAAGGAACGCGATTGGGATATTTTTACGGGCAATTACACGCGACCAAGTGGTAGCAGCAGCCAATTCAGCTTCAGTAAAGCCGCCTTCGCCAGATGGAGTGCCGGTATTCTGATAGCCGAAAGGATGCAGAATCCAAGTCTTGCGAGTCCATAAGGTTTCAACACCGGCACCATTGCCTTGTTGTGCTTCTCGCTGAACTTCTACTGGGTTAATCGGTGAGCCTTCGCCATAACCAAATGCGCCAGCGCCGAACAGGATTGAAGTGTATTGAGGTGCATCATCTGCGCCACCAGTTCCTTCAGCAGGAACGTATGGAAGGGTGTCATCCATAATAATGCGGCGACCCAAATACGTCTGAACGATGATATTGCCATCTTGATCGCGGATGGTATCAATATCGCCATTGTCAACCATGCGCTTCATAATTGTGGAGTGAACTGCAATCGCAGTAATACCTTCAACCATATCGCCCATGCTGAAAGCAGCAGTGGTGAAGTTGGTGCGAGTAAACACAGTGTTAGCAGTGATGCCGCTGTTCAAGGTAGATGCAACGTTGTAAACCATGTCACTGGAGTTTGATGCAACGTTATCAGCTAAAACACCCTTAGCTGAAGCAATCAAACGACGCTGCCATTGGCGCATCCAGTAGCGATCTGTGCGCGCACGAATATGCTCCATTGCACGAGGCCCCATAGCCAATTCTGAAGCCAAGTCAGAAGCAGAAAAACCTTTGTTAAGGTTAGCCTTGCGAGAAATCTGCTCGCTTTGCGTTACCTTGATTGGGGTGGCCGATACGGTAGGGTCTGAGCTGGAGATATTGGGAGCAGAACTCTCATCAATGTCATTCCAGAAAGGCAGCTCTGCGGTTTTACCTGCTGCACTTGCAAGACCATTCAACAATGGCGAGCTGGTAACAATGCCAGATTCAAAAAAAGCAGTTTTCTCAACACCGTTGACAGATGGCAAGTCTTGAAACACTTTTACATCAATAATATCCGCTAACTGTACTGTAGCCATGAGCTTTAACCTCTAGAGTCATTAAATTCTTTGTGTAGGCGGTCATATTCGGCGGGGTTTGATGCCCGTAAATCCTTCAATTCTTGCCCTGTCATTTCGTTAAACTTGCGAGCCGCGCCGCCACCTTTTCCGCCCAGTGCGCCACCCCCACTATTTGAAGGGGCTGCAATGAATTTTGCCGCTGCCGGTGTAGCTTTCCACTCAGCAATAGCATCCTTCAGGGCTTTATCACCAACCTTCACAACACGCGCATCGCCTTCGGTTTCCACTTTTGATGATGGAATAAACTTGGCCATTAGCGTATCTAAAAAGTCGGTATCGGTAACGCCAGCATCTTGCAGTTCTTTGCGCAGATTTGATTCAACCAGTGACTTAGCAGTGTAAGCGGATTCACCCTCATAAAGCCCTTTGTACTTCTCGACCTCTGTTAAAGCGGCTTTATTCGCCTTGGTAACTTCGGTCAATTTTCCTTCCAGCTCTTCGACTCGATCCAAAGCCTCTTGGTGAGCCTCCGGGGTTATCTCCGAATTCTTTTTAAGCTTCTTGTTTTCGGCTAACAGTTGGTCACGCTTATCGACTAATGGCTTTGTGGCCGCGTCAATCATTTCCTGTACTGCCGCCTTAACTTCTGGATCGTTCAAATCTAACGCCATTTTCTTGACCTCTGGTCGGTTGTGGCCTCTGGCCGAATACTATGACCCCGCTGGAGTCGATAGCCTGATTTTACACCTGTTTTAGAATTAATCAATTGACTTTAATTCTTTGATAGTTAACTCCCTTCCGGTTCCGTCAACCAAATCCGCTAATGTGATTTTTCCATCGCGGTAAAGCTTGGCGCGGCCTTTTCCTAAATAGTTATCCTGCCATGCCTGTGACTTTCCGTCGAGAAATTCAGGAAAGGATGTGCCCTGCGGTATCTGCCCGTCCATACTTGCGCGGGTCGATGGCTTAAACTCATCAAATGGCAATCCCATCTCATCCCATCGCTTTAGCAGTGCTTGCCACCATGACCGGCAACCAAAGTGCCTGGGGATTTCAAGATAGGGCAGCTTATTTCCTTCAATCGGTTCGTTATCAAGGTTGTAGGCGGCTTTGTCATATGAAGCACAAACGAAGGTAGTGTGCGAATCGAGCGTTGCCAGCGATAACTTGCCCTTAACAACATCACCATTGGCCTTCAGTGTTTCATTGCGCGCCTCGACTGCTATTGCTTGTGTCGCAGTCTTGCCAAGCGTGAATGCGTGACGCTGTGCCACTCCAGAAGCCTCCCGGACACGGTTAGCTATTTGCTGGATGGTTTCTGACTGCGCCAACCCAGCGCGAACGGCGCGGGATATTTGGAATGCGTAATCTTGCTCCTGCTTTCCAAGCCAGTCGCCAATAGTTGAGCCTGTAACTAGCGTGTCACGGGCAATAGATGCCAGCACGGCAGGAGATGGCATGGCGCGCATAATATCGACAGTGGCCGCATTGTTGATGCTGGACATTTGCCAGCCCGACTCTATCTCGCCAAGATCCGTTAATTCGTCCAGCATCTTGGCGCTTATCGATCCATACGCCTCGCCGATCAATTCGTTAATCTCGCGCAATTGACGCGCTAGCCTTGCCTTAGTAACTACTCCGCCGGTTTCCGGCAGTCTGCGAATAATATCAGCCTGAGCCTCACGCAATAGCTTAACGACATCACGCCCAAGACCAGCACCATAGCGGTTAACTATCAATGCTCGCTCAATAGTTAAATCGCCTAATTGTTCATTTACGCTTGTCATATGGTGCGCTTCTCTTCTTCATCCCAGCCGGTCAGGATCATGAATGCGTAGAACATGGTGTGCGCCTGCCTGCGGGTTAGCGTCTTTGATTTACCGGCCACTATTGTGACCGTCTCGCCATCGCAGACTATCCGCGTACCGCTGACATTATCAGTCACCCCGCCATTGGTGTACGACAGATCAATCCTATCGCTCACAGGTGGCGGATTAAATTGCAGGGGCTTGCGCACGTATGCGATCCTGCTCATCTTCAAACGTAGTGCCTGGCTCGTACATCTCGCCGCGCTGCATGTTGTAGAAGTAGGTCTGCTCGCTTATCGCACCGCCTTGAAGCATTTGGAATAGAGCTGTTTTATCCTGCGGAGATAGTCCAGCCTCATCAAAGTCGGTATTGATAGCCACGGTTATCTCGCCAGATACGCCCTGCCATGCAGCCATGAGCCTGAGCATATCCTGCATTTGAGTTGAGCGCTTATTGACGATATTGGCCAATACTGATGTTTCACCAGTGCGGCGTAGCTTGACAGTTTCCAGCGCCTCGACACCAGACTTTTCAGCCTCAAGGAATCGCGCACCAAGGATGGACATTTGCTCGACCATTTCCTTTTTTATTTCGCGTAGCTCTGTTAGCCCAGCGCCTTCAAACTCAAGGAAGCCCCATGTAGCATCTGGGTTTTGGGATGCATAGCCACCAGTAGCGCCAAGCCTGAAAGGATCTGATTCGGCAAACTGAAAACCAGCAAACATAGGTGTCGGAGTGCCAATAAAGTGCGCCGCGTTTTTGTGCTCCACATCCATAGCGAAGTGATGCAGGTTTACATTGGCAAGATCAAGGATGGGCGGGCGATGTGACTCAAGGTCGCAGAAAAAAGGAATCTGCTTCAGCGGCTCACCATTCATCAGTGGGATTTTATCCACGCCAAATTGGGTGCCTTGTCGATATATGCGCTGAACGTATTGACCATCAATCAATAGCAGGCGGCGCTCTTGCTGAATCTCTGTACGGGTTACCATATCATCGCCCCAGCCCTCTACGGTTTCAATTAGCCGAACCATAGTTAGCTGGGAGCCATTTCCAACACGCTCATAGCGCCAGTCAATAATGGTTTCGGCTAGGTACTCGGCAACATAGGGGCGAATCATTGACGCCTGAAGCTTGGCTGCGCTCATCCCTGCGGTTGATACATCTGGGTATTCGACAAGATAACCAACTCGACCGACTGTTACGTCCTCATCAAGCCCACGACGACACAAATCATTAAGGCTTACTTTGTTGTCGATGCTCAGCATCATGTCATCAATGATTGGCTGTAGCGATGAGGGGGCCTTGACCACGATAGGCTTACGAAATGCCATCCCTATCAATCCATCAACTGTGCGACCGGTAGCGCCGAAGTATGAGCCGCGCGAAACCATTGCTGTATATTCTTCATCGGTCTGCTCCGACAATGGCGGGACAATGGTCTTCAGCATGTCCGAACGCTTAATCGCGTCCTCACCCTCCACCGCCAACCGGCACTTTTTCCATATCGGTAACATAGCGGTGTAAAGTTTATTCTGGCTAATCATCACAAAACCCTCATAAGTTTTGGCTATTGTATCACCGACCGGTTAATTTGATAGAGCTGGCGATTCTTTGTGCTATTGCGTACCTGTGCGCAATGAAGTATCCCCCAGCGTCAACAGGGTCTTCAGCTCCATCCTTCTCTGGCATACCGTTGTCGTCATATGGTTGGCGCTCCAATAGCTCAGTATAAACTGGGCATAGGTCAGTGTTGACCTTATAACGGCGATCACCAGCAGCATTACAGAACATCGCATTCATTGACATAACCCTATCGCGTATAGCCGGATTGGATGGATTGGTCAGCAGCGTGAACTTTGCAGCCCGCAATAGCGTGTGGTCTGTCTCTGTGCTGTTTACAGTCTTTCGTGCGTTACCGCTAGCATCAGGGTAAACCGTTATATGGTGCCCTTTGTATCGCTCATTTAGTGCGACAATCATCGCTGGCGTGTCAGCAATCTTCGTAAGCTCGCCCAGTGCCAAAGGAAGCCCATCACGTACAACATGAATAACAGCGGCCATGCGGTTGACGTTAAAGTCCATTCCAACATGTAAAGGCTCGTGATCTTTGATTGTTTCGTTTGTGTGATTTAGCCTTCGGTCAAAGTTTGGATAAACACTACCGCTATTTAGGTTTACAAATTGCCCCTTTAGGTACGCTGATATTAACTGAGGCGGATAAGAATCAAGTAGCGACTGAATGTAGTCATCTGGCAAGTTCTTTTCGTTCTGGTATGTTGATCCGTGGACTATTCCGTAACTTCCTGCAAGTTTTGGATTATCTCGCACAGCCTTTACGAATAGCTGATAGGTTGCCTTAAATCCCTCAGGCGTGGTGGCTATGTCTATACCATTGCGCAGCCCATCAACGTTGTAGCGCATCCTAGCCTGAACCTTACGCCATGCAAGCAAGGCCTTTTTCAGTGCTAGCAGGTCGAATTCATCAAGGAGAGCGTGGCCAATCTTAAACCCTACTATATTGCCAGGGTTATCCATTGACCTGCATATCGTGGTTGATCGGTATTTCTTTCCGCTGTAGTAGTGCACCTCTTTGTTGGCTTCACGTATCTCTACGCGCAAGCCCCAATCAAACGCAACCTCTTCAACAGTAGGATAGAAAATATCTCTGATATGGGGAAAGGTTGGGGCAAAGTATCCGCTGTTGATTCGCGGCCACTCCCATACGTGCTTCATTATCGCAGCAGAGCCGCCCCATGTTTTACCAGTACCGAACCCGCATACCATTGCCCTGTACTTTTGAGGCAGCGCCAAGAATTCAGCTTGTGGAACGTTTAGGCGCGGATTAATCCCCGTCATTTGGTTTTGATGCGTCTTGGACGCTTACAGTGATGTGCACAGGTGTTGGCGCCAAATCATCGCCATCAGGCTCAGGCGTTGCTCTAAACTCTTCCGGCAATCGGTTCTTTAGCCAAAATATGCACGCGGTAGTATCAGGTGGGTAATGCTTGACTGTAGGAGTTATGACAACCTCGCCATTTACTACGCGAATATCATCCTCCGGGTGTGAATAGCCATTTGCTCTGTGATAAAGGGAAAGCTTTACCCTGTCGTCTGCTGGCGCCTTACCGACCTTTATGGACTCCGAAAACGCCTCGTGCTCGACCTTCCAAAGGTTTATTGTTGATACCGAAACCTGAAAAAAATCAGCTAATTCTGCGTCAGTTGCACCTAGTGCGCACAGCTTTTTAGCTTGCTCAGCATACTTTACGTCGTACTTCGACGGTCTTGCCATTATTAGCCCTGCCAATAACGTTATGATCCACTGGATCGGGTTTGCCCCTCGGGGGCGTGTTACGTGATTATACCACTAATAAAAAAGCCCGACTACTCGGGCGAAGGTGCGGACTGGCGAGATGATTTGCTATCAGGATCAATTCCCATATCAATACAGCGCTTTCTGGCTGTAGTTGACCCAACTCCGAAAAGCTCGGCACAAAGAACCCAGTTCTGTACTGAGGTTTTTTTAATTAATCGCCTAGCATTAGCCATTATAATTCTGTCTCTTTCGCAAAAATCTGACTTTGCGTATTCCATAAATCCCCCTATATCGCATTATCCGGATAGCCGACTAGCACCATTCACAATTTACGCCAGCAGCTTGAAGCACGGCAACAAGGTCATCATATCCATTGCTTGAGCCGTATTTCTCATCAAGCGCCTCGACGATATTGTCTTTTTCTTCATCACTAGCGCTATCATCAAGTACGGCAAAATATGAGCCGTCATTATCCATAACAAGCTGGATTTTTTCCTTGTCGATAGTTCCGTCATTAAAGTCTTTGATAAGCTGTTCGTAATTCATAATTGCACCTAAGTTAGTTAAATTGCATTATCCGGCCAGTAATACCCTCTGCACGGCTCTACCGGGCGTGATTGTGTTTCCCAAAACTTGTGCGCGATTGGCGCCTGGTTGGCCTGAGCCAGAATCTGCGCGTGGAACTGGTTTCGCGGCTTTGGAGGCTCCAGTTCCTCAGCCTCTGGAAGTGTGATTTCATTGTTCATTGTCATCAGTAAAGCCTCTAGCGCCCGCGCTTCAATTACATTTTTCATTGTATTCCAACCAACCACCACGAACTAATGCGCGGAACTTTACGGGGTTATTCAAAAACAGCTTAGGCATTGAGTTCTTTCCCAATCCTAAAAACTCCTGGCACTCCTTCAAAGAGCGCCAGCCTATTTGTTTTGCGTATTGTGATGGACTCATGGCTAGATCCTCTCAAAAACAAAATCATCTAATAGATCATCAATTTTTGTCGGCGCAACCGATGGCTCGCACCAATCTATCCACCGATTTCCATCTTTATCAACAGAAAAGTAAACTTTCGACTTTGCATTAATTCCAACAGCAGGATTGCTGAACATGTAATAACCATCAACTAGACATTTAGCATATTCGTCTGTGTTTTCTCTTGCTCCACAAAGACTGCAAACACCATAACCATCAGGCGTTTTATTCCCTCTGTGCTCGTGTCCTAATGTATTTTCCTGGTATCCATTTGATATGTTCATAATTTTCCTACCCGATTAGCTTTGCCGCACCAGGCGGCTATTGAACTACAAAGCCTAGTGCTATAAATGCATCAACAACTGGCTGATCCGATTCATGATAACCAAGGCGATAATGGCAAGGAATATCAGAATTAATAACGTAATTATCCCAATAAACAAACCTTAAATTTTTCATTAAAACTCTCCTTTTGCAGCTTTTCTTGCTGAAATTGCTACCCAATCCGCCAAAGTCGCATAACTTTCTGCACTCCACTCATTTACAGCCCATACAAGTATTTTCTTAACCTGCTTGGTGTACTTGTTTTCTATTTCTACTATGTGAGGCCATAACATTTCCATTTACATAGCCTCCAACATTGCCTGCTCTCGGCGATAAAGAAAATTCTGAGAATACCGAATCATTGCGCACAAACGGTCGGCAAGGATTGGATTTTTTGGCTCTTTAATATTTAGAAGGCGATCAGACCAATCAATTATAATTTTAATTGCACCATTTCTTTCGTTTTCAGACATGGCGCCGTTGTAGTCCATAATTGAATCTCTAACTATTTCGATGGCTTCGATAATATCTGCATTTTTCATCTTCTTAACTCCTATCGGCTTAGCGTTATTGCTTACCATGTGAGTCATTATACGCGTATTTATTTTATTTGCTAGTACTATGCTACATTTTGAAGTGTAAAGATAAGTTAAAGCCCGTTCAGGCAACATCTTGGGCGGCGATGCAATGCGGTTACAAGTCCTACCGTGCCCTACATGCTTATTCACCAGATTGCCGCAGCGAAGTGCTTGCACGGGTTTTGGTTAAATCTGGATTACTGCGAACATGCGCGCTTGGATTTTGGCTGAGTGCTCTGGCCGCGACATTGCTCCAGATAACGCGAAGTTTACACCCCATAGTTGCCGCCCTTTCATGCGGCTGTCATGGTAATTGACCACTAAAACACGGGAGATAACAAGTAATCGCCGTACATGTTTAGTGCAGCCCATGCGCTCTGCTCTGTTTGCCTTTCGGCGAATTCTTGCCAGTTTAGCGACATGGCGGTCGCGGGTGTTTTCCTGTAGTCGTCGGTTGGCATTTCCCGAAATCTAAACCAATCAAGATCAATAGCGCTTTTCTTGATCCTGCCCATTCAATACTGCTTGCGCGAATTTTTGTAAGTTTTACGACATTACTGGTCGGCTGTAACCCAATTTGCTGGAGCGGGTTGTCCGTTTTTGAAGACTATGAAACCCTGCTGAAACGTCAGTCTTTCGTTTTGCCATTACTGGCGAATTCTTTGAAGTGGATAATGGCGGCAGGATTTGAACCTGCTTTTCTTGCCCGAGGTCGCGACCCTCTCAGCTTTGTCTTGCAAATTGACGTTTCTACCAATACCCACATCAAAGCCGACTCGGCACATCACCGCGAGTCGGTACGGTTTATGCCAACTCTTGCGAATGGGCAATGTTGTGGCCGGATGCGATCCCGGCATGCCAGCGCGGGTACGAAGCTGACGTTATTGTGTTTCCACTGACGCTGCGTATCGCCTACGCATTCACAACAATTTCAGTTTAACACTTCACACAACTAGCGTTAATATCTTTGCTTTTCTTTACGGTTTCAAATTGAGCCTTGCAGCTTGCATTAGCGCAGATCGTTTTACCTGCTGCTGGCATTACGTATAGGGAATAGTGCTGGCAGTTTGGGCATTTACTTGAGTTCATTTTCAAGCTCTCTGATTTGTTTATTCCAGTCTTTGCGCATTGCGATTAGCTCATCGCAAGTCCACTTTTTTACTTCGGTATTTGTTTCGCAGTAGTCAATAATATTTTTTGCTTCTTCATCGCCAAATCTATTTCGTAAGCCCTGCAAATATCCGTGCGTTGTTTTTGTTCCGTAAATGTCGCCACTTAGGTCGCTATTGCATCGCCGGTTGTGTTGTAGGTAAACGTTTTTAGGGTCAAACCTTAACCCGCTTTGAGCGCCACGGGTCTTGAAGTGTCCAGCACAAAATATATCGCCGCCTTTTGGCTTCCCGCAGCTAATGCAGGTCGGCTCCAATCCGCGATCCGCGAACCACTTTAATTCCTGCAATCTCCGGAGCTTGTTGAATACCTTTTGGCATAGCTCAAGCTGCTTTGATAGGTCGCCTTTGTAGTATTCAGTCTTTCGCACCCTGGCTGCCTTCTCAGCCTCTTTAGCCCTAACACCTTGCGCCCAGTCCAGCACACAAGCAGCATTCAAGCAGACCTTAGTAATCTTAAGTCCTATTCGCTTTGGGGTGTATAGCTCTCGGCATACGGCACAGCGGCGCTCCTTTAGTGGCTTCATTGCTTCCCCTTTGTTCCGTGCGCGCATGGCATCTTAGACAATGCAACAGCTTGGTTTAATCTCGCATAAACCGCATTGTAATCGTCGCCATTCATCCGGCATGCACACTCTAGGCTGCATGTGACGGCCATTGGTAGTTTTACTTGGTTTACTTTGCAGATAGAGCAGATCATAAAATCACCTTGTCAGTACTTCCAAACCCACCAGCGCCGCGTTCAGTCTCGCTTATGGTTCCTGTTGCCTCAACAACTCCGTGAATCACCGGCATGAACACAATCTGAGCTATTGCCTCACCAACTCTGAAAATTAATGAATGATCCCCAAGGTTTATAAGCACAACGCCAATTTCTCCGCGAAAATCACTATCCACAAGACCTGCCATAACATCAACGCCAACCTTCACAGCAAGGCCTGATCTAGGCCATATTTGCGCCTGCGTCCATGGATAAAACTCAGTAGCGATACCGATTTTTACAAGTTTGCGTTCCATTGGTGCAAGCTCGAATGAATCTGGCGTAAACAGGTCATAGCCCGCTGATCCTTCTGTTGCACGGCGCGGCATTATTGCGTCATCGCGAGTCTTAAATATTTTTATCATACCATTCCCCTTTTGCTATCAAAGTAACCAGCAGACCATGCGCACATTTTACCAATATCAGAAGCGCCCCACGGGTTAGAGTCTGGCAATCCGTTTTGATGTGCGCGGATGCCTCTTTCGTATTCCGATCTTAAAGCTGCGTTCATTTTTGTGCCTCTCGATATGATTCATAAGCTGCCAATCCTGCCTCGCTCCACTGTGCTCCAGCCATAGCCCCAGTCGCATAAAGCCATTCAACGAAAACCCGAGTAAGCTTCTTTCCCCACGGTATTGTGCTTGGCCTTATCGTTATGCGCTCGCCGGTAAGTGGACAAACTATAGTTCTCGGCGGGTTTGGTATCTTGATTTTTTCGTCGTTTAATTCCTTAATCTCATTGCAAAACCACATTACCAACAGTGCTTTGCAGACTTCTTCGCCAAAGTCATTCATCACAACTTTGCGGCCTGGCATTACAATCACGCCGGTTTTTTTAATGTCGCCAATCATTGCGTGAAACTTCTCGCGCTGCCCGTCACTTTTGGCCGTGTCAAAATCTGGCTCGTCGTCGGTAATACCTATTATCTTTGCAGCCTTACCTTTTGCAATTGAATCTCTAAGCCATGCAGTAAGCTTTGGCACAAAAGGATCTATCTGCACATCAGCATCGAATAACTTTTCAGCCCTAGCCATACCAAGGAATCCCCAATTTCTCATCAGCCCAAGCCTCTGCGATATCATCGTCAGAGTATGTGTTTCCGTCTCGGTGTTCTTCCATAAAACGCTTGGCTGCCTCTACCGCAATATCAGGCATGCTACGGCGTATGTACTCCCACTCAAATTGCTCGCGTTGTGATAGTGCCATTGCCAACCCTTATTAATACTTAGTTAAATATAGCGTAGATATTGCTGATCAATACAAAACTTATCAACCAAAGAAAACAAAAGATAACGTATGCAACCATGGCCAGAAGAAATGCCGAAGCTGGCAATTCTATTCTAAGCGCGACAAAAACCATCGCAACAACCAAAAGAACAAAGAAAACAGAAATCCCTCTTTCTGCCATAAAATCATACAAAAAATATTCTTCAAACTTCATTTACTCGCCCTCTGGCTTTGGTGCTGCTGATAGCATTGCTGTAAAGAATAGGTGTAGATAGAAGGATAGGGTATCGTCTGACTTGCTAAATCCAGCCGACCATGACCGAGTGCCATCACTAGCTATTTGCTCAAGTTGTATATGACCAAACTCATGCATATATAAACGCCACCCTTCCGGCATAGCTGCTGCTTGCGGTGGCGCGGGATGAAAATAAAGTTTATCGCCGATTTTTGGTTTTGCAGCGCCAACACATGTTAATGAAAAATAGCGGTCTTGGTTAATCTGCACAACTTCGCATACAGGCTCTTGCTTAGATGCCTTGGCGAGTACTGCGCGCTCAATTGCTCTTGCATATTCATAAGCTTCATCAGCGTAAAGCGGGATAGCAAAATCACATTTAATTTCTTTGATTTCTTCATCGCTCAGCATGATGGCTTTACCTCGGATTGTGGAAATAACAAATCAATCACCTCGCAAACTTCTTCGCGAATCGCCAATAAGTACCCTTGGTCGTAAGCATCTTCCCTGAGTTTTGCGTTACCAGCTTGATTTGTAAGTCCATCAGCTACATGTTCAAGTTTTTGTTTAATATCATCCTGTATTGGCATTGCTGGCACGGGGGATAAGTAAAGTGCGCGAATAGGCCATCGACCGTCTTCAATGGTGTCATTCTTGTGCTTTTCATTTGCAAACCAGCTCCAGACGCCAAATGTAGATAAGTATTGCCATTCAACAGGCTTCTGCTCCCGCGCCTCACGAATGATCTGCTGAGATGTTTTAAGGTCATCAAGCACACTTTTAATTGCTATCTCAAGCGTAACAGCATCAGGCAACTCAACTGCTGATGGATTTAACAGCAAGTATAAATCCTGAAACTCGCGCTTTTCAGCCTCTGCCGACTCTAGTTTCTGGCGCAACTGATCAATCTCAATCAGCGCATTAGCCAGCGTTTTTGTATTGTCTGTTACTTCCATTACAATCTCCCGTTAATTTCAGACATTCTGAAGCATTGGTGGTGGGGGTAAAGTGGTTTAACTGTTCTTTACGAAAACAAATCAGCAACCTTGTTTTTGTGCATTTGACTGAATATCTGTAATCCAAGCTCCGGGTGTACGCAATTCCTTAGAATCTGCGCCGGGCAATGATTATTTCCATAGTAAATATTTTCATCGTAGTGAATGCCAAGCCATTCCTGCATAGCTTTTTTACCATCGACATTGCACATATTTATAAAATTGCTTGGCTGCTTAACTTCTTCAGCATGAAAATCAAAGTTAGACCATATTAAGTGCCTTCCAACGCGGGTCCTGGGAGCAATTAACGGCTCATAATGCGGCACTACGTTTTCAACAACCCACTTACCTTTAAAAAAGTGAGTTAAGAATAGGATCTCCTGATAAAGGCTCATATCAACATAGCGTCGTAGCTTATGCCGGGTTGCCTTTGCCATTTTGCTGTGCGTCTGGCATGGCGGGCTTGACCAAACAAAATCAAAGTGCTCATGGTTATCCAGTAAGTACTGATGGGCATCCCCAACAATAACCTCATCCTCCGGGTGAAGATTTTTATAAACAGCAGCTATCTTTGGCTCAAGCTCGACCGCCGTTACCTCGCAGCCTTCCCAAAGCTTCCTGTTTCCACCAAGCCCGGCGTATAAATTCAAAACTTTCATTCTGCCCACTCCTGGCTAAAGCTATCATGCTCAAAACCTTCAATTACCTGTATGCCGTGCTTATCCATGCAGGCTAGGAAATATGCTGGGAATATATTGTGCATTTTATTTACCCTTAAATAACCAATTGTAAAAACGCCTAATTGAATAGCTTCTGATATACGAAACAACAAATAAAGATGCCTGAATTTTTAAACTTGTTTCAGGTGCAACCCCAAAAATAGTTAAAACAATAAAAGCAAACAGAAGCCCCACTATGTTTTGTGTAAGCGCTTCATAATGAGAGTGAAGCTTTGATTGCGCGCTCATTCTTCACCCCAATTAAGTCCATCAATCCAATCGTAAAAAGCGCTGTAGTCAGCGAAGAGGTCGAGCTGCTGCTCTCTAATTTGAGAATATTTATCAATCATCGCAATTAATAATCCCTGCTTTTCTCAGCTTATCAATACCTTCCAATATCACGTTACATGCGTCAATCGCATATTCGATATCACCATCGTTAGGTACATCTTTGCAGCTGCCAATAAATATCTCTTCTAGCCCGCACGCTTTTAGTTTTAGCTGATGCAAAATATTGCACTTTTCATCGTCACCCATACCTATCTCCTATCTGTGTTTATGTATTATCGACTTAATGGTGGGGATTGAGGGAAGATTTACAAAGTTTTACACTCGCCAAAATGATCGACAGCTTTTTGGTAAATTGCTTTTATCGTTGTCCAACTAACAGGAACTTTTACGGTTACATAGTTTGTACCTTCGCAGTAAAGGCAATCTTCATTATCTTCGTCATCCATATCGACACACTCCATGCATGGCTGCTCATATTCTTCGTAGAACTCGCCAATCATTAAACTTTTACCGCCATTTGCTGCGGTTAACTCTTTTGGAATAACTACAGTTTCATTGCTCATTTTCAATTCCTCTCCAGTCTTTCGTTGTAGGCTATCTAGGCCAGTTAAATTCGATTAATTGCAGCTCTTGAAGCAAGCCAAATCTCCCAACAGGTTTGGGTGTCTTTATCCGCGAAAGGCTCGCCATGTGATGAATAAATTACATCAAGGCACAGTCCTTTTTTTAAAGCCCAACCCCTAAACTGCTCTCTACATTGACCAGTAAGGTCTGTTAAATAATGATCGACAACGCAACCCTTTAGCTTGGTTTCATTTGAGCAATATATATTATCGGTTTTATCATTTTGCATTTTTAACATTCTCCGAAAGCTTTGATTTAAGATCTTTAATTATTTCGCGCAATTCTTTTATATGAACCTGATAAATTGCTGCATCCGCTGCCGAATGCCATTGAGGTGTTGGGCCTCCATCTCTTGTGCATTGGCCTTCTTGGTATTCAGCAAGAACCCTTTCTTGTTCATAGCTATTAACCATCTCCCAATGCTTTTCGCACATCAAATGCTCTGGCTTGCAACCAGTTCTACAGCCTATTGCATGGCATGTATGGTTACTCATTTCGCAGTTTCTCCAATCTTTCCAAATCAGCCTTTTCGGCATCTGTTAGTGGTTTAGGCTCTAGCTTGTCGTCGAGCATTTAATCAAATCCTTTCTTCTGCCGCCCATAACTTTGCTGTTCTTTACTATCTTGCCAGTCAAAAATATAACTAGATGAGTCAAAATTAATAAATCTTGCGAATTGCAACTCAGCACCTAAAACATCGGTGCCAACTTCGCCCTCCCTGAATTTCGACGTGATGAATTCAGCCATGCCTTTGTTCGGCGTGTTTTCGTTGTAGTATTCGTCGCGATAGATAAACGTGATTATGTCGGCGTCTTGCTCAATCTGCCCCGACTCCCGCAGGTCTGACATTGATGGGCGCTTGTTGCCTTGCTTCTCTACGCCACGATTAAGCTGTGACAAGGCCATTACCGGACAGCCCAAAGTTTTTGCCATAGCTTTGATTTCGCGACTAACGCTTGATACTTCCTCGAAACGGTTTTTAGCTTTTGAGTTTGTCATCAGTTGCAAGTAGTCAATTACCACCAGCCCAAGCTTGTTGTATCGGTTAAATTTTCTCGCGATGGCCTTTGCTCGATTAATATCAATCGCCGGAATATCCACAATATGAATTTTCAGGTCTTTCAAAATCGTTGTCGCAGTTGATAGCTTGTGCCAGTCATCCTCCAGTAGCTTTCCTGTGCGGATGCGGCCAGATGGCAACCCACCTGACGCACTCAAGAGACGGTCGGTAAGTTCGTCCTTACCCATCTCAAGCGAAAAGATCAAAACCTCTTTGCCTTGTCTTGCTTGGTTGAGCGCAACGTTGAGAGCAAATGCCGTTTTACCTTGACCTGGGCGCGCAGCTAGAACCCACATGGCAACCTGTGATATTCCCTGATAGCGCTCATCCAGTGCGTTAAAGCCAGTCATCAGCCCGCGCGGCTTCTTGTCGTGGAACTTTTCGTCAATCTCCTTAATTCTGGCTTTCAGGATCACATTGAAATTAATAACCTCGGCACCGTCTCTGCGCTCAAGGCCTGAAAGTTCGCCGTGTAGCGTGTCTAACTTGTCGTCTACTGGGATCGATTCATCGTCGCCCAGCTCAGCGATACGCTGGCCAGCCTCGGTTATGCGGCGCTCCATTGCGCGATCTGCCAAAATACTGGCGTATGCCTTAACGTTTGCAGCACTGGGGGTGTTGTTCGCTATCTCCACCAAGTACCCAAGGCCGCCAACCCTTTCCAGTTCGCCGCTATCGTTTAATTTCTCGCTCAGGGTAATCACGTCGACAGTTTTACCAGTCGCTCCCATATCGCAAATGGCAGCGAATATGGCGCGGTTGTCGATATTGTAAAAATCGTCCGCCGTGCATATCTCCAAAACGTCATCCAGTCGATTGGGATCTAACAGCAATCCGCCAATCACGCTTTGCTCTGCTTCGATGCTGAATCTCATTTGTCCTCTCGCTTATCTCTGTTTTTCATTGCAGTCATGTTTTGTTGTCCAAGTGTCGTTAGCTGGTATCCAGTGCCATCGTTCCACCAAAGCTTAAACCAGTTGCCACGAACCGCCTTGCTGAACACTGCGCGCCAATCCTTGTACCGCTTGCTGTCATCAGTGTATCGAGCCTTGAACTCTACCCATGCTAACCGAAGGTAATCAGGATCTATCCCAGCATCTTGCGCATACTCGAATATCGGATTGTCATCAGGTATTGGTTTTTCGCCAGATTCTTTCAAGATTTCCATCCATCTAGAAAAAGTTACCAGCGGCTTGCCGGTGGGCTTATCTTTTTTTACTGGTTCTTGGTTATTGGTTATTGGTTTATGGTTATTGGTTAGTTCATCACTTGTTGAACATGTGTTTAACGCTTGTTGATCATCTGCTTGTTTTTGTCTAGCTTCTGCTGACTTTTTTCCAGCATTTGATCGTTTTTCCTGCTTTTCCCTGTAATCAATGATTTCTTTCTCTATCCGGCCATGAATCCATTTATTATCCTGATTGACAAAATACCGGCCTAAAACATAGTCAACTTCTTGCTGGTATTCTCGTAAACCTATCAAGCGAGCAACATCTGATGAGCACCCGTTGAACGGCTGCTCAGCAAGATAATACTCATCAATTAACCTGCGATAGGCTAAGTCTTCAATTGGTGAAAGGCCTTTTGTGTGCGATGAATAGTCGCCAATATTGAATTGGAAGTAGTGCATGGTTAAATACTCAGATACAGAGTAAGCAGAAAAGCGCGCACGGCCTTTTTCTTGCTGTAGGCGTACTTGATATTGGCGGCGGCTCGATCGGCCTTGGATTGCAATTCTGCGCAGCGCTGTAACTGCTCGGGGGATTTGTATGGGTATTTCATAGCTCAGGCACCACCAATACAGTAGAGTTTCTGTGATCGCGAGCTATGCGTGATAGGCGAGTCTTGGCGATACCGAAGCGCTTTTTAGCTGCTTTACGGTCATCTACCAATTGCTGGGTTAGCTTGCAGCATTCGCAAAGCTCTGGCTGGTCTTCGCCTTCCGGAAGCTCTGGCTCATCGCCACATTCTTCGTATGGGTATTTGGAATTGTTCCAGCGATCATATTCAAGGTGCTTTGTATTCCAATCCCAAAGCAGCTCAAAGCATTGTTTTTCAGTGTCAGCGGCACATCTTCTAACGTAGTAGCCATGCTCATTCATTCGCTGAGTAGATTCCGATATTTGCTCGCCAAGCCGGATTATCTCAAGTCTTGCCGCGTCATACTCAAGGATTGCTCTTAGTTCGTAGCTCATTATTTTGCACCCCACAATTTAGCGATCCACTCCACGCCTTTAGGTGTGAATTTGGCGCTGGTGTAGTTATGATCGTTGTCGCCGGTACCGGTAGTCACGTAAAAGCGCCCAGCGTCGATATGGGGCGCGTATGGCACCCACTCGCCAGCCAGTTTGTACATGATTTGCTTGTCTTGCAGGAATGCGCGGAAGTCGTTCTCTTTGGCCTTCAGCAGCTTGCACACTTGACGAAAGCCTAGGTTTCCCGTGGATTCCACATATCGCTCCACAAACTCAACAGCGGGCTTCTGGTGCTCGATTTGAGCGGCTTGGGCTTGGATTACTTCCTGCTGATCGGCGGCAAGGCGCAGCGCCTCGGCAAACGTTTTCGGGATTGCTTGATGGTTGCTTGATTCGAGCTCTTGCCAGCGGTCAACCAGTGCTGCGGTAAACTCCGGGGATAGGCGGGCAATGATAACCAAGCTATCGCGCTTATCGCATAGATACTCAGGATATTCTTGCTTGTTTTGTTCGTTTAGGTAGCTGGATAGTGTCGTATTTTTTAGGACACCCCCATCGATTAATGTGCTAATAAGTTTTAGAGTGTTGTCATGGCGTTTATCGGCTAACTTCGATAATTCGCGGCTAGACATTTTTGGTTGTGAATTGCTCTGAATAACTTGCAACATGGAATTTACCCCATAAAAAAACCGCTTAGGCTAGCTGGGTGGCTTTTCATTATTGCCCTCGGGGTCAACTTCCCCACAATAATGAAACCAGCTAACCTAAACGGTCTCGTTGTTGAATATTTCGGAACTTGCACCCCTCGCCACAAGGGGTTGCGCTTTCGCATCTCGGGTAAGATGCTACTTGCGCTTGATTAGTATAATCAACTATTCTGTAGTTGCAACTGGATTTTTAAGATCACACTCAATACGCTTGGCTGCCTTCTCAATAGCAGACTGGCGAGACTTCATGGCCTTGTATTCCTGATCAAGATCAAAACGACGCTGTGACCGGTAATCGTAGTCCAAGCTCTCGCTTAAATTATCGATCATCATGCTGCCCAAGTCGTAATAATCAGCGCGCAATTCGTCACAAGTAAAATCCTTGTACTCAGTTGGTGAAACGTAGTCTGCCATTGCGATAGATGGCGCCAGGATTAAAGCTAGTGTTAAAAGTTTCATAAATTACCTCTGTATAATCAATATTTAGGATTAAGCAATAAACTCATTTGCTGAATGTACGTACTACAACAACTTTTTCTTCTTCAGTGCAAGTTAGATCGTAGGCGTACTCAATCCATTCGATGGCGGAAGGCTCTGAATGCTTGCCGCCGCCATAAAAGTAAGTCCAGCCAACCCATGTACCATCTGGCATTTGCATTGCTACAGCCGATGATTCATAGTATCCCGAATAATCACACTCTAAACCGGTCTCTATACCGCTACACCTAACCTCGCTTTTTGCATCCCAATGCTCGTCATTTTCAACCAGCGAATCATAAAGCTGATCGACGTTTTCGCATGGGTATTCAGGCGCGTCGGTCTTATTAAAGCGTGCAGCAACCTGAAGAATAAGCCACTTAACTTTTTGTTCTGGATTCATAATTCACCTCATTTGTATAATCAATTTCTAGGCAGTTGCAAGCTGCTTAAGTGCTCACCTTCCATCTCTATTGCCGCTTTAATCATGCGCTCTACGCTCGCCCAGTGATGCAAATACAGATCTTCATGTGCGTGTGATGGAATTATTTTATCCTTTACAGCCTGCTTAATTGCCGCGTGAACCATTGCGTCAGTAACTTCCATAATCCACCTCATTTGTATAATCAATTAATCGGGGGTTGTAACAACATCGCGAGATACTGTTGCTATCATTGATACCTGCCCATCTTTTACTTTTACCTCACCAATACAATGACGCAATCGCTTTGTCAGCCCAGATTCCATTGGCATAGTAAGCATAACTACGCGCCCAAGAAGGTCTGCTATCTCATCAAATCCACCAAAGCTTTCTGCAAAATCCTGAACAGCATCCCATGTATCGTCGTCACTGCCCTGAAATTTTTCGGGAAATGCAGCAGAAAAAAGCTCAAATATTTCTAAATCGTCAAGCGGTTGATATTTCATAATATTCACCTGTATTTATAGCGGGTAGGGGTTAAATAACTGGAATGTGTTTTGATGCTGATGACTGCATTATCATGTCGCGCTTTCCGTCTTTTCGTAATTCAAGATTCTTTTTCAGGGTAAATCCACGATAAACACACTGAGGATCTAATCTTATAGATCCTCCCGAAAATTCAATCCGATCAACTTTTATAAATTCACCATGCTTTGATCCAACAATGTCACCAATATTTACTTTGTTATTGGCCTTGCAGTATTCAATAATTGCCTTTGATCTTTCTTGCTTTGCGACTCCTTCTATCTCGGATATTTTCCGATCCAATTCTTCCAGTTTCATAATTCCATACTCCTGTGGTTAGTGGGGGTTAAGCTTTGGGATACATTAATAGTCCACCATAGCCAGAATTATCTCCTGCGCCACATTCTGGACATTTCTCCCAAGAAAACTCGCCACCTTCGCGCTGATCGAAAGTAATATGTTTTAAGTCTGATCGAAGACACTCTGCAACTGACTTGCAGTTACGGCATGATCCTCGCCATTCTTTATCCTTTGGCGCAATTCTTTTTTCAACAATCGTTATAGCCATAATCTCTACCTCTTGTTTATAGCTGGTTAACTGGCGGAAGGTTGTTGCATTCCAGGTATCTATCGCGGGCTTCTACGGCTTGCTCAGTGGTGTCGTATGAGCCAAGATAAAACCCGTTGATTATTACCTGCGGTCGTTTACGGTTGTTGATGTACTTTAGCTTTGTGGCCTTAACCTTGCGCTGCTTTGCCTGTGCCTTCTGGCGCTTTTCCTCCATATCCGAGTACATGCCGTAAATTGGCTTTGGCGATGGGATGCAGGCTTTAGGCTTTGGCGGCTCAATAACATCAACCTTTCCGCCGCGCTGCAAAAACTCTTTGCGCAGACGGTCAATCTCTTGCTGCTCTTTCAGCTTCGACGCGATAGCGGAGCCATGACTAGTGAATGGATTCTGCTGGCGCACTACTTCTTCCATTATTCTCATATCACTCGCCTTTTATCGTGTATTGGATGCCAGATAATTCCATGTGATATTTAATTGATTTAAAATAATCACCCACGCGACTAAAATCATTTGGATCTGGAAGCTCAATAACTGGCATATTGCGCTTTGCCATTAGGAAGCCTTCCCATGATGCCTGAAGGTGCCAGTCATAATAAGTTCCATCTAGCTCTTGGAAATTTGCCAAACACCAAACATTTGTTGATAATAATAAATTCTTATGTTCTTCTTGCCACTTTTCGAAATTCTCTTGATCTGACATATCAAACTTCCAGCATTGTGGAAAGGCGCACTTCATCGGGCGCCTGATACCAGTATTTGTGAATTACCCAGTCGAGCTTTTTTACTCGGATTTTGTAGGCGTAGGTGAGCATGATTAAATTGCATCCTTAATCGATAGTATTTCAATGCAGCCAGTAGTTAATGTTTCGCTACTTGCAGGCCTGAAATTTGTATTAAAATGTTTGCCAATTTCTTCGTTTACTAAGGCTGCTTTTTCGTTTCTATATGATCCACAAAAAACAATTTTGTTCGTGTTGTGGTAAAAAGATCCCATCGGGTAAATTGTAAGTCCGTGCCTTTCGCAAACTTCTTGTAGGCTTTTAATGGTCGGCATCCCTTTTCTGATTTTCATTCCTACATCTATTTTACTGTTCGTAGTCATTGGTAACCTCTACATAATCAAACACCATCACACAAACCTTGTCGCGGGGGAGCGATTTCTCGCAGTCGCGCTTTAGGTTTTCCATGTTTTCGATTGAGTTGCCGAGCGCAGGAATAACATCATCTTTGTCTATTGATTCAGCGGCAAAGTATGAACATGAAGCGAAACCGCACACGATTAAAAAAATCATTGCCCAAAATACAGTACTAATAGATTCTCCAAATCCGTACATTATTTGTTTACTCCCATTTCCACAGTAAGGTTTTCGATTGCAAGGGCGATAACTTGCGATTGGCTTAAAGGCTCTTTCTTGTCCTTCTTGCGAAGCTTGTTAATCCGAGCTGTCATAAGCTTAGCCATTGCTATAGCTTCTTTGCTGGTTCGTGTTGCTGCTGTTGTTGCCATGTGAACTCCTGGTTAGTTGGTGTAAAGTGATAATAGCGCATACGCGATAACATGTAAACGTGTTGACACACATATTTTTCATTGCTATATTGAACCACATACCGCACGGGGCGGGATTAAGGGGATTGAAGATGAATAAAATACTTATAGCCAAAAATGGTTTATTTGCTCTTAATGCAGAAGATAGAGAGAAAGCATTAGATATGGGGTGCAAAGAAGAATACGTGCGGCTTATAGCAGAAGGCTCGGTTATGGTTGGGCATTCTACTATTGGGTGGATTGGAGTTTATGTTAATTTCAAAAGAATTAAACGATTTCAAAAACTAGAAAGAGCAATTAATTTTGCGAATAAAATAGCCGCCTAGTGCGGCACAAAGAGGTGGGATGTGGAAAATATTAAATTACCATTAAAACAGGGTGAATTTTTAACATGGGAAGCGTATGACGCAGACGATAAAATCTGCTTTATTGCCTTTGATGGAGACGAAGCATCGCCAGAAAAAGCATCTGCACTTGTTGGAATTGTAAACCGGCGTGATGCACTGCTTGAGGCGCTGGAGAAGGCAAAGGAGCACATTGAGGAAAATTCACGGTATGACCATGATACCGGCGAGTTTTTGGATATTGAAGTAAGAGAAGCGCTGGAAATCATCGACGCCGCAATAAAGCAAGCCAAGGGGGAATTATGAGCATTGAAATAAAAAGTAACATGGCTATATGGGATTCTGTATGCAAAACAGATTCAGAATACACAAAGAAGGTTAACCAGCGCGGCGGGTACACCGCAATCGATGCCACCTATCAGCAAATGAAGGCGACTGAGCTTTTTGGTTCTTATGGTTTCGGCTGGGGTTTGCGTGAAATATCCTATGACTTCACGCTTTTTGAAGCAACAAAAATGGTTTTGTGCCATGCCGTGTTTTTTTACAAACTTAATGGCACCGAGGCAAGCTTTCCAATTAGCAACGCAATCAGTGCAATGCTTGGCGCCGCAAAGCCTGATGAGGACTTTTGCAAGAAGCTGGAGACCAACACTATCAGCAAGGCATTGAGTCGCTTAGGGTTCAGCGCTGATGTGTTCTTGGGGCTGTTTGATGACCAAGAGTACATCGCGCAGCTTAAAACCGAAGAAGCAATTGCCAAGGCTGAAGACAAAGACGCAGAAATAGCTGCTAAGCGCGCAGAAACTAGCGACTATGTTTTGCGCCACATTGAAACAATTAAAACTGCCAAATCACAAAACGAAGTTAAGGGTATAGCTAAGGCTGCAACTCTACACCTTACACGACAAAAACTAATATTATCAATCGCAGACATTTGCGAAAAAGGCGTAGCGGCAATAGCTCGTGAATCAGAAGCAAAACTTAAGGAGCTTGCACAATGACGGCACTACACGAATTAACCGGCCAGTTTTTAGAGTTGGCCAATAATGAAGATTTACCAGCCGAAGCAATCCGCGACACGCTGGAAGCTATGGAGGGCGATATACGCAGCAAGGCAGTGTCATTGGCTGACTGGGCGCTTGATATGGATGGCAATATTGAGAAGATCGATGCAGCCATTGAGCGCCTACAGGACAAGAAGAAATCAATCGCCAAGCGCAAGGATTCGCTTATTGAATACCTTCGCAACAACATGGAAGCAACAGGCATTAGCAAGATTCAGTGCCCACTGTTTAGCATCACTTTGGTTGCCGGACGCGAGTCTGTAGCAATATCAGACGAAAGCGCAATCCCTGACGATTTCCTTAATGTAAAAACGGTGATCTCGCCAGACAAAACGGCAATCGCCAAAGCTTTAAAAGACGGTCAAGAAGTTGCTGGGGCATCTTTGCAGCGCGGCCAATCATCAATCAGAATCAAGTGAGATAAATATGCACTCAGTACCATTCCGACTAAACGAAAACGCCCAAGAATTCCAAGCTGGTGAATACACTGGCTTTGGCATCCGAACTGGGATCAAATACCAGGATAAAGCCAAGCAAGACCAGTGGACAAATTACAAGGCCGCCATTTTTGCCAAGTCGCCCGCACAGGTTGATTTCTACCGCGCCAATCTGATTAAAGGCGCGCTGGTTGTAGTGACTGCCGAGAAACAAGAGGTTGAGCTATTCACCAAGCAATCAGGCGAGACCGTGGCGGCAATTAAGTTGCTTAACGCTAATGTTGTAGCAGTTAAAACTGATCGCGCTCCAGATGCGGCACAGCAGGCTTACAATCAGGCTCAGAAACCGGCACAAGCTCAGCAACGGCAACCGGCAGCACAGGCGCCTGCTGGATTTGATGACTTTGATTCGGATATTCCTTTTTAGATTGTCCGTTTGCAATTAGTAATTGTTTGTAATATGCTGCCTTCTTTAAACAGGAGGCTCATATGAAGTACTGCGGAAAATGTAAGTTAACAAAAGAAAAAACAGAGTTTGGGAAAAGAAAAGCTAGCGCCGATGGATTGGCTGCAATATGCAAAATGTGTCAAAAGGAATATGACAGCGCAAGATTGCGCGATCCTAAAAGAATGAAGGCTAGGCTCGAATATCAAAAAACAAAAGGAAAGGATAAACATCTTGCTGCCACCAAAAAATGGGTTGCAAATAATACCGTTAAGCGAGCAGCGCATATGCTTGTTGGAAATGCGATAAGAGAAGGTAGGCTTGTTAAACAAAGCTGCGAAAAATGCGGTAACGAAAAAACCAATGCCCATCATGACGACTATGCAAAGCCGCTGGAGGTTAGATGGCTTTGCGATGATCACCATAACGAATGGCATAGAATTAACGGAGAGGGGTTAAACGCAAGATGAAACGACTACAGGTAGGCGATGAGTGCTACGTGCGAGACATAGAGACAATGATAATCATGCGCAAGGTATTTGACTTGGATATTATTTTTGGCTGCAAAATGGGTTATTGCCGCCTTGTGTACCCCTACCCAATAATCAAGCAGCTTGCTAAGTGAGGAAATGATGTCATCAATGACGATAGAAGTAGAGTTTTTGGCCTGAACAAAGATAGAAGATGCAATAACGGAGGCGATAGCAAAGGCAAAGATGCTTGATATTGCCTATGTGCAATTCAATTTTAATGGCACAAGTTTTAGCATTGGACAAAGAGCTGTGTTAGCTGACGTGATGAAAGATTGGGAGGATAGAAAAAAACACCCACACGGGATTATCCACGCTTAACAAATCTAAACAAACCTTAAATCACACTTACAATCGGTGCGATATTATTGGGTCATCAATAACGCGATGAGGATGTAGGAATGAAAACAATAACAGTAACTAAACTTAAAGAAGGATTTGGATACAAATACAAGGTAACAATAAAACGAGATCCCAATTTTTTATTTAAATTTTTTGGAGCTAAAACAAAATATGATGTTTATGTTGGTGATGTAATTTTTAACAAATACCCATCAGGAGAAACTTGCAGTTGGGGTATGAGTTTGTGGCTTTGTGAAATAATTGAAAAGCACAAAATGAGCAATATTAGCATTTAATTAACGCAAGGTGAATAAAATGTCTTACTTCAAAGAATTCTGCGAGTCGATCCACAAAACAAAGGCGGGATATGTGCCGGATTTGCTGGACTTAGTTGCGCAAGGTTTTGGTGACTTAGCCATGTCTCACTTTATCGCTGATAAATACGGAGATGCTGAATACGGAAAGCGCTATATGGCAGCTAGCAACGAAGTAAAGAATACTGCTTATGGCCTATGGGAAATAGATTGCCAAGACGCAATAGACGCATACAACCAGACCATTGACGATGCCAAAGACTTGCGCAAGATGAGTGACGAGCAGTTCTTCGACTTCATGAATCCTTACGTAAAAACCGTGCGCTACAACCAAGCCGAAATTGACGCAGGTTTTAGCGGCACAGGCCGGGAGTTCTGCTGATGTGCAAAGTAACCATAATCCCCATGGGCGCCACCGGAATTAAGCACCCTAACGACTGGTTCAGACTGTCAGTTATGGGCAACAAAATATCACGCGAGGCTGAAGCGGCTAAGCAGAAACATTTACCAAGCAAGAGGATAGATTTATGCAAAACGAAATAGATAATTCATGGTATGAAAATGGAGAATTACCCCCTGTTGGGGCAATATGCGAATATAAGCTTGGTAATTTCTGGAAGCATTGCGAAGTAAAAGGGGATGCTTTTGACTATGGGCATCGCATAGTTCTTGTGCAGATAGGAGAAGGCTGCAAGGCTACCGGTGAAGTGAAATATTTCCGCCCCACCAAATCCGACCGCGAAAAGGCGATAGAGGATATGTTAAAAATTGCCTACACACCTGAGGTTATATCAAACAGGTCGATAATGGGTGCAATTTACGATGCTGGATACCGCAAAGTGGAGGATAAATAAAATGGAACCAAACCACATGCACAACGTAATCGCGTTTTTAATATTCTTCGCAGTGCCATTGCTATGGCTTATTTTCTGCGATCAGATCAAGCACATCCGGCGTTCGAACAAGTGCATTCAATACGGCAACGCTCAGGTAGGCGACTGCCTTAACCCAAGGAGACAGAAATGAGGCGATATGAGGATAACAACTTTGGGCAAGTGTGGGCTGTTATACTTGCGGCTGCTGTTATTGGTTGGATTTTTTATTGGTGCTGGCAGGCTATTTAGGCTGGCAAAAATCAGGATGCGAGCGGGCTGCAACTTCTGCCTGCAATCCGCTAATCATCCAAAGCGCCTTTTTCTGAGCTTCGATCAAACGGTAATAATCTGATCCGTCAATTTCTGCAAATCCGGAGGCGGAACCATTAGATCCTGTGGAGCTGATGGAGGTACCGGACACTGGGCAGGCGGATTTGATGCGCACCCTAGGAATGCAAGACTTATCAGCGATACAAGCGTGTAGCTTTTCAAGTTCTTTGGCATTTTCATTTGCTCTCTGTTGTGATTCGATTGCGCGATTGCTTGCTGCTTTAGCTTCTGAGCGTTCTTTCGCTATCAGCGCTTCGCCAGCTTCGATTTCAGCTTGTTTAGCCTTAATCTCCACCGCTAGCGCACCATTAGCCTGAACTTGCTTGTAAAGGCCGTACGAGGCCAATACAAGCGCAGCAGTCAAAATACCAATAGCGATCAATAGCGGCTTTGTCATAATCCCACCGAAGTTAAACCGGTTGATGTAGGTGCTACAGAGGTTAGGCCGGTTGAAGTGAGTCCGCCTTCGCTTGGAGTTGGACCAACACCACTAGCGGTGAACGTCATATCGTGTAGGTACGTTTTTCCGTTTGTGCGATGAATTACCAATGTTGTTTCGTAGGGCAGATCACCAGGATCAAAATCACGCACACGACTATCAGGATCTATTACGGCAGGCGATGGCAGTTTTGCGTAAACATACTCGCCGGTTAGCAATGGGTTACCAGCTTGATCAAACGGATACCCCAAGTAAATCGGGCCGGTATCAATCACAATGCCGAACTGGGTGACAGCGGTTCCTGCGGGTGCGTTAAATGGCCTTGCTAATACTTCACTATTCGCCCCTCGGGTCCAAGTGAAGTTAATGCTGACAGAATTCATCACCGGGTAGAGCGTGTCATCGGCAGGAAGAGGCCATGTACCGCTAAAGGTCGTTCCGCCGCCAGCAACTGTCATAGGTACAGCTAAACCACCAGCAGTAAGCGTACCAGCACCGTCACTAGAACCAACACAAGTACCACTAAAAGGCTGTCCTGCAACGATTGGGCTTGTCAGCGTTAGAACGTCAAATAGCTCACCAACATCAATAGATCGAGTTCTTCCTCCTGTGCCACCAACGCCGCCGTATTCCAGTCCGGTGTAAGTCGTATCGGTAAAGTTAGAGCCTACCTGTACGCCATTTCTTTTAAACTGAAAAGTACCCGCAGCTTTATCGATGCACCACAATTCAAACTGCTGACTATAGCCGGTGCCATAACTTGTAAAGGTTTGCAATGCTGTTGCTTGTATAACCCATGCAATCATCAGTTTAAATGTGGTGGTGGTTCCTGCTTGGTCTTGCTCAAGCACATAACCGTTACCGGATGCATTGTGCATTACGCACTGAGCTGTTGTTCCAGATGTGGTCGCATTTGTTCCATGAACACGCTTAACAACAAGAGTGTTGCCAGTAATAGGGGTTGTATTTACAAGGCACGCGCATTGCCCTGTAGTTCCACTTGACCGAGCGAAATACTCGACTCCGCTTTGGGTTGATATTTGAACCAAATACGGACTGGTGCGCTGCCAGCCTGTTGGATATGTCGTCCAAGGGTTAGCGGCTGTTTGCGTATCAAAATCTAAAAATGCCATTTAGTTCACCTGATGCCCCGAGTAAAACCATGTTGTGGTGTCTTTCGGATATCCGCTTGCGTTAAAGTTGGCCGGGCTAGTTGATATATAGCTTGCTATCGCAGCAGTGATAAGCGATGTATTGTAATTCACAAGGTTGTTCGTAAGTATCACGTTGGCATCAAACTCATAGTTTTCTGCACCGGCAAACCTGACAAGAACATATCCGCCAACAAATGTGTTTTTGTAAACAAAGGTGTTGTAAAACTGCCCAAGCCAACCATCATCCATTGCCACCTCAAAAACTGGCGAGCCTTGAGCTGTTGGCACCTGAAAATTATTCCAGCAGACCTCATGATCATGTGGAATTGTGTCATTGGCATCGCTGTACCCTATCACGGCGCCAGCGCCTTGGCAGTTGTCAAAAGCATCATTGTTGCGGATTGTCACAAAGCTGCTTGCCGCCTTTGGCCAATGGCCATAAGTTGTGTAACTATCTTTTGAGACATTACCTTCGGCAATAACATAATCGCCTTGGTAAATATCCCAATAGTGGCCATTTCCAAGACCGCCGTTGTGAGTATTTATTGCCTCAAATAAATTATCTTTAATTGAAATATTCTGGTGGTGCACGCCATCCGCCAAGTCAGCCCAAAATATCGGGCCAGCATTATCGGTGCCCGCTGTTCCGTATCCCATCCCATCAAAGTGATTTTTGAAGAATGTTGATCTGTCGCATCTGTTTGTAAAGTAGAAATAATGAGCATTGGCCACATCTTGGCGAGCGTTAATGTGCCTCAAGTTATACACAAACATTTCCGGCATAGCTGTCGATGTTTGAATCTTGCCGCTTGTGTAATCAATCGTAGCAACTTCGCCTGGGTACCCCATTAATGATGGAGTTTTTGTTGTCGAGTTTAAAAATAAGTTAGGATTTCCGTTTGCCGTATCACCAACAAGAGTGTAAGTACCTTGACGGAAAACAATTATTTTATTTAAGTATGTAGCGTCGTTTACGTTGTTTTTGTACCAATCGGAAAGCAGCTTGAGCGGCGATGCAATTGTTCCGGTGCCGGAAGTTGCGACATTTGAATCCACAAAGATAAACTTTGTTGCATCAATTGTGACAGTCCAAGTTACGTCAACAGTGCTCCCATCACTATCAGTTACTCGCACAGTAAAAGTATTAGACCCGCTTGATGCTGATGGAGTCCATTTCACAACACCGTATTCATTTGTTAGTCCGCGTTTAGTGCGGTCGTAATAGATGCCTATAGCTGCACCGGTTGGCGCTGTGATTAGCTCATACTTGAAAGGCCAGTTTCCGCCTTGAATCCCGATTGGGATTTCATAGAGCATGTTTTGATATGCCCATCTATGCCGCGCGTGTGCTCCAGCTTCACCGTCTGGCCTTGGATATACCAATCGCATTGGCATTTTTGCTGCGGGCATACGGTACTGTGATAATAATGGCCAAGGAACCGCAACGCTGCCATAGTTACCATTTACGTCTTCGACAAGCTCAAGCGTAAAGTTTTGCGGTAAGGCCATCAGTTAAGCTCCTGTGCGCGGGCTATTTCGGCGGCGTATGCTTTTTGCATAGACACATTATAGGGTTCTCGGCCAATCTTGTGAGCAAGCGCTGCATATCCTGCGCCGTTGTAAATCATGGCTATCTTGTGCCAATCTTTTTCAAGTATGGCCTTGTGTAGGTTTTTGTCGGTTTCAATAAATCTAATCAATGCATCAAGTTGATTTTCCTCTGATGCCGAAAAGCTATCCCACATTGCGTGCGCGGATGCGTAGCCCAACCGTTTCCAGTGAAATCCCATGATTTGAGGCAGGCCAAGACTGGTTGCTTCAATGGCTGCACTTGCATCGTGCTGGGCGGCATCGTTAAACGCTATCCACTCCGCTGACTGGCGGTCAATCTTGTTAACCGACCAAGCCCCAGTGGGCGCGTATGAAGCTTGTTTGCGAAACCAGTGCGGCTCGAATTGAATAATCAATCGTCCATCAGGTGCAAAGCCTTTGCCGCCAGATTCAACTTGCAGGAATGCAATCAATACCGCCTTTTCAATTCCGCGAGTATCAATCAGGTTGTTGCGTATTTTGTCGATTGCTTTCATCTGTGCTTGCCTTTCGGTTTGAGGCCTTATCAACTAGATAGCCGGTGGTGACTGCCGCCAGAACAAGCCCGGCGATGATTTGTAGGGTATCGGCTGCTATGCGCACAATGTCAACTTGATCGCGCCCGGTGGCCATAAGCATGGCGTATGATATCACGCTGCCAAGGCCTAGCATTACGCCGCACAGAACTGTTACAGCCAGAGCAAGGCCGAACCTTTTAACGCTCGGGCGCCCGCTGTGCGAATCTTCAACGAAGTCGCCAAGCCAGAGAATGAATTGCTCAATCTTTTCGTGCATAACTTGCGGCCTTTTGCCATAGCCATTTTACAAGCTTAAAAAAGCCATATTTCTCAATGATCAGCGTGAAAATCCAGAAGGATGCCATTAGCTGCAACCATGTAGGCACATCAATAGAAAAAAATACATAGTCGGCTAAATTTATGGATGGATCTTTCTTCATTGTTTCTGCGCCAACACTAACACCAAGCGCGGCAAAAACACTAATCGCCTTGTTTGTTAGAAACTGGCTTATTGCGTCCCAGACGCTTGCGATTTGCTCGGTCATTGATGAGCCTCCGAACGGCGACCCATATTGAAAACGATGCTACGGTTAGCCCATAGGCCACTAGCAGAAAATGGTACAGAGTGCTCAACTGATCTTCCAATCGCCGCCCCCTGCATGCTGATTGTGATTATTAATAGCTCAATTATAAACGCTGCTAGCATAATCTGCGCGTGATAATCGGCTATGATTGCCGGAACTAAAAATAATGTCACATTAAACAACATGCTCGCGGCCTCTATAATGATAATCGCTGACGACCAATATTCCTTAATTAAAATATTACACGTTATTACAGCTGACTGAAGCAATAGCACCGTTAATAACGCATCACCATCTGGATCAAATAAAGATAAGTACCAATGCCAGTGATAACAAAGCAGCACAATAACGAAAATGTAAAACTGGCTTGGAATTTTCTTCACTTACTGGCTCCATAAAGGCTGCTTGTTTTGCAATTCTGCATGTTCTGCATGGCTTTATTCCTGGTGGCATTTGACAACCCTCTAAAGTGTGTTAAATTTAAGTGGCTCCACAACGTTGATTTAATGCTTAGCCTGCCTTGTGCGGGCTTTTTTATTCCTGCGGCTCCGGCAATATAATCGCGATAATCTGCTCTTTTGTGTATGGCGTTATTTCAATCCCGCAAATCGCGCTTGCCTGATCTTGAGTCATTAACCCAAGGTGCACAAAATACCCATACGATAAGGCTAGGCGCTGGTCACTCGGGGTGATGTATGGAGCTTGTCGCATCACCTCATAAAACCACTGCACCATGGTGTCAGTTTTTGCCGCGTCAACAATCTTAAAACCAAATATCCCGTTGCGCTTTGCCCACTGGTCGTGGGTATACTTTTCTGCTGATGAATCTTGATAAGTAATAATCTCACTCATTTTGCCACCATCACATATTTTGGTGTTATTGAGCCAGTATTGGGGTCAATTACCGGCCTAGCTTTGCCGACATAATCACACGCATTTATCCATGATTGTGAATATTGCCGCCCTGTAGCGCTTGTTGCGCCACAAGGAAGTGTGCCGAGGTAGCCGTTTCCAGAAAACACACAGAGCTGTGCGGTTGCAGATGCATCACAAGGGGTAGAAAGCTGCCTTGTTTCCCAAATCAAGCCATCGGTAGTATAACCAAACAAACCCTGCGCCGCGTTTGCTCCATTGCTGGCGAGACTAGTGCCTGTTACAACCCTTGTGCCATCGTACATTAGCCAACTCGGATATCCGCCGCTCATCAAGCCGCCAACGGCAAAAAGATCGGTTGTTGCTACTGAGGTCGATCCTACAGATGGCAGAGATGAAGATGACCATGTAACACCATCGGTTGACTTTCTAATCACGCCGCCAGTTTCTGCCGCAAGGTAAAATGCTCCTGCGCCGCAAATCCCGCGTAGGGCATTACTTGTGAATGTTCCGCTTGCTTGCCATGCACTGGCGTCAGATGCGGTAGAAACCCATCCAGCGGATGCGCTAGACTCCCTAACAACCCAGCGGGCAACACCAAGAGATGGGGCCACCGCAAGAGCAACGCTTACCCCTGAATTCAGGGTGCTACTTAGTTGGCGAAGTGTAAAGGCCGAACCGTTTGCGGTTGTCAGTATGCAGTTAACCGTGGCAGAAGCTGGAGACCACACTGCTAGCGCAACAGTACCGTCAGAGATAACCTTTACTGTTCCGGCTGCGTTCGGCGCAGGGCTTGGAGAAACGGTTGTGCCGTTAGTCCACGACGTGCCCGAAGACGAATAGCTTGACGTTACGGCGGTTGTGCTATTTCCAAAGCCTATAAATCTTGTGGCAGCCTGAACCCATGTAACACTAACAACAGGGTTAGGATTGTTGTGCAAAACAGCAGACCATGTTCGCATGTCATCGGTACTGACAAGTACGCTAGAGGCGCTCCCAATAGGAGCAACCCACGTTCCAGTGCCGTTAGTCGCTGGCTGTCCTGTTATCGCTATAGTGCCTCCGCCAGTTGATGGAAGGCCATTTACCATTGTGCCCGTATCGACTGCCGCCAATGGATAACCAGCGGATGCTAGCACCGTCCCGCTCCTGACAAATGTTTTACCTCCGCGCACAAATAATGTGCCCCTTTCGTTATCTGTAACCATGTCACCTATCTCATAAAGTGAATCAACCATTGGGGCCGATTGGACGATAACCCAATCAGTATAAGTTCCTGAGCCGCCAAACATTGTGACGTTTACGGTTATGGCACCGGTTCCAGAATTAAACGCGGTTATTGCGCCATTCATCCAGTTTGCAACATTTGACGCGCTAGTTACAGAAACCCATTGACCAACAACAAACGCCTTACCAGTCTGCGCAAGCGTAAAAGCCTTTGATCCGTAGCCTATGGCCATAGATGTTGTGCTAGTGGCATTTGTACCAGGTGAATTAACTGCTGATGCCGCGCTCGCTGCTGCATCATCGGCAAATCCTTCGGCAGCTGTAGCGCTAGACGCTGCTGCTGTTTCGCTTGCTGCTGCTGCTGCTGAATAGCCGTTCATAATGGCAGATTCTGCGTTTATCTGATCAGCCAAGGTATTTTGTGATGCTATAACATCATTAAACTCCGAAACCATAAGATCGGCAGAGTCCGCAAAATCTGCTGGGTTTTGCTCTCGATTTGGCTCGGGCGTTGTGAATGTTGGTATTACTTCGGTAATTGCCATTAAGAAATACCCTCAATTTGGGCGTTAAAAATCACTGTGTCTTCGTAGTTTATCACCGGCTCACAGTTTTTAACAAAGCCAAGAACTTGCATAAACTGGAATTTTTCAGTAAGAACGTAAAGACAAACTGTATCGCGCAGACTGACCATAAGGTCAAAAAAGTAATCCGCCTCTGTTGATGATACCCAAATATTACATTGCGCTTTGTTTGAGTATCCGCGCGGAACTAATTCTCGCTCGCCAAACTGGTTGGTTTGGTTTGTAGAATAACTGATAATTCCACCGCCAGCGCCAAACTCTATGCCTTCTCCGTATACATGAACCTTACCTATAACCAAGTTCCCCACTGCCGCAGTTCCGCCTGTTCGCGTTATGGTTACGGTGAATGTAGCATTTCGATAGCTAGGCAAAGGTATGTAAATAGATTTCTTATAACGGATTGGATCAAAAAAGTATGCATACCAATTCGCAGCAGTTGGGGGTGACTGCATACTGTAGGTTGTCAGCGGCAGAATGGTTCCTGCTACCGGATCTGTACCTGAAACCGATACTTCAAACGCATCAACATTGGAAAGATAAAGACCGTTTACAATTGTTCCAGGCGTTATCTCAACAATAATTTCATCCTCATTTGTTGTTTGCGTTGAATTCTTATTGTCGAACATGGCATAGGGATTTGATGCACCGCGAAAAGTCCAGTTTACAGAGTCAAGTTCTGGCGCTGTCGCTGTTGTTCCTGCCACATTGCGAACATAAATTTTATGCAGCAAAGGGCGAACAACCAAATCGCCCTCTACATAAGCCGTTGCAGCATTCCAATCGGCTGGCGGATTCTCGCTCACATTGGTTGATGTGAGCGTTGTATCGTCTATCGTAATTGGGACAAGTATTTTAACCGCCGTATTCGCAACAGACATTATGCAACTCGCTCTTGTGGTAACCCGTCACCATCCCACTTATCAAGCATTTGGCGCATGTTAAGCAGCTTTGTATTGCTGGCAATTGTACCACTATTTATATCGCTTAGAAGATTTCTGATTTCGCCTAGAATTGCATCACCGTTTTTTGCCTCGCTTGCGGTCTGTACGCGCTCGCCGCGATGAAGCTTAGCGATGTAACCGTCGAATGGCACATAGTCAAGACCGGTAGCGTGAGAACCATTAACCTTGGTGTACTTCTCAAGCTGTGACAGCAACCCGATATTTGCGCCCATGGCAGCACGGTAATCCTCACCGGTAGAGAACTTGCTTGCATCCAGTTGCTGAATAGCTCCCAGCGCATCCTCAAGCCCAGCAAAGCCAACCAGTGACCCGCCAGCCTTAGCAACGCTTAAAGCTGATTGCAGGGTGTTTCTGGCCTGCTGCTGGGTAAGCCCTGCCAATGAATCAGACTGCCCCATCAAAGACCGGAGGGCGTCACTAATCGAATCGTGAACACCTTGGGCAAGCTTGCGCTGTTCTTCTGCTGCGCGGCGGGCATCATTAAGAGCTTCTGCCTGTGCGCGCGATGCGTCTGCGGCTGCTTGCTCGGCTAGTTTTGCCGCTTCTTGCTGATCCTCAAGCGCTTTTATCTGGTCATACAGCGCCTTATTGCTCTCGCTGATCTGGTCGCGCTCTCTTTGTCTAAGCGCATCGGTATCGCCAAGCAATTGAAGCAATTGAGTCTCCAATCCGTAGCGCTCGCTTGCTATTGCCTCGGCTCTTGCCTTTTCTGCATTGGCGGCTGACTCAATTTCATTTGCTGCCTTTTCAGCGGCGTTTGCCATTGCTTCATTTGCTGACTTTTGATCTTCAAGCGCCCAAATCTGAATCTGAATTGACTTGTTTGACTCATCAAGCTTTTCAAGTTCGATCGCCCGCAATGCTGCAGTATTACCCTGAGCCTGTAAAAGTTTTGATTCAAGGCTTAGGCGCTGATTAGTGATAGCCTGCTCTTGTGACGCCAATAACTTGGCTGCTGCTTCTGATTCTTTTACCGCGGCAGCCTGATCCTGAATTGCATAGATCTGCTCCTGCAATGCGCGATTGCTGGCATCAAGAGAGGCTAATTGTTCGGCGCGCTTTTCGTTTTCAGTCTGTGTCAGTTGTTTTAACTGATTCTCAAGATCGATGCGCTCTTGCAGCACGTTGTTATTGGTGTCCGCCAATTGCTCGGCAAATTCTGCAAATGATGGGTTTATCTCCAAAAGTGCAGCAAACAATCTTTGTCCTTCAGTTGTGGTTCTGTCTATGCCTTCAACCAAATCCCTAAATCCTTGTGTGGTAGTTGGCATTGATACGCCAAGCGCAGCAAAGGTTTCTGAAAGCGAGCGCTGCAACATGTCGAATTTTTCTTGATCGCTAAAAAATTTATCAACATATGATGAGGCAGCATCGGTGAAGTTATCAAAACCACCCATCATTTCAGCTATCGATTGAGCCATATCAATAGCCATGATTGAGCTAACGCCTTCCATGCTTAGCCCCATGTTTTGCATGTAGTCGTTAAATATGGCTTGCTCTTTAGCAACACGAGTAAGGGTTTCAAAAAGCCCCTCGCCCATTTGCTGGTATTCTTTCATCGCAGGAACGACAAACCCAGTGATCAGGTCGGCCTGCTGACTAAATATGGCCTCAAGCTCGGCCTGTATTTCTTCGCCGCTCATATCCTTGAATGAAACTTTCCCTATATCCGAAATAAACGCCCATGCAGGATTTGACTGGGCAAGCTCAAGCGCTCCAGTTGCTGAATTGATAGACTCTTGGATAAATCCAAAGATGTTAGATATTTGACCTTGCAGCGGGGCAAGCATTTCGCGCCCGGCAATATCCTGGCTGCGGGATCCGCGAGTGACTAGGCCGCCACGGTCAATAATATCGCCAACGTACTGATCAGCGAAGTTCACATATTTTGCTTCGGCCAATCCGCTAGCAGAAACACCAAGGGATAACTGTGCAATCCCACCATTAAATTTTGCGGTGTTTTCGCGAATAGCGCGCAGCTCAACAAGCTGGTCGGCTCCGATATCTGCATACATTTCCATCGTGTTTGCAAGTGATGCGGATTTGTCATTGCTTCCAAGAACTGAGCCGGTGCCCTGTGATTCCTGAACCGCCTGAACATTTGTCCCACCGCCGCCACCACCAACCCCGCCAACAGCAAACCCAAGGCCGGCCATTACAGCAGCCATGGCGGCCATTCGCGCCCATGCGCTGTATGGATCTCCCTTTGATTGGTTTGCAACACCTTCAGTTGCAGCAGCGGTTCCGCGAGAAAATGAAAGCGCTATTTCGGTGGCGGTGTTTTTGATTGACATAGCCAGTTCAACAGCGGAAAGCCCCATTTCAATCTGGTGTAATGTTTTGCGGGCTTTTGATTGCTCACCAAACATCTGCGAAGCCGCACCAGCCATAGACTTGAAGCCGCTTAACTGTGACTTGGTTCTTTCATCGCTTAATTTTTTCTCGGCGGCATAATAAACCTTCATTTGCTCGGGGTTATTAATGTATTTTGCCTTATATTCAGCGTTCTTTTTCTCTTGCTCAGCAATGGCATTTTGGCGCGCCTGATAATCGTCAAGAGCGTCTGCTATAGATCCGAAGGTATCAACAATTATAGAGCCAGTGCGCGACCATGCACCGCCCAAGTTATTGACACCATCAATGAGATTTTGTGCATCTATCGGAGCCGCTTCGGCTAATTTATTTTGCTCATCAACCCATTTTTTAAGTGATTCAACATACTCATCAGTAGCCGATTTTTGAGCGCTCATTTGGTCTATGCGCTGAGCATTCAGGATTAATGATTGCGCTATTTGACCATTAAGTCCGCCCTCAACTTCAATAAGACCATTTTTAATGTCATAAGTTATTTGAGCCTCGCGAGAAGTTATGCCGTATAGATCTGCCTCCCGCTGCAATCCAGCGAGAAGCTTTTCAGTGTATGCGGTTTGTTTTATCTCAAGCTTTTCAATCTGCTTCTCTTGTTTTTGCGCAAGAGCCAAAGATTCTTCTTTTTGCTGTATTTCAAGATTTAGCTGAACGTACCTATCTGCCTCGGTGCCTGACAAGTTTTTAAGCGCAGCCTCTTGGCGATAAAGAGCCTCACCAACCAAACCGGCCAATGTTGCCTCTTCCTCAAGCGAATCAAGCAGCCCACGTTTATTTTCAGGATCTTGCATTTTTGCAAGCTGCCCTTGCAATTCGACTAGCTTTGTTTGCGCAGCAATAAGCTCTTCGCTTTCTTTCTTTATTTTTT